GAACTGGCCCGGCAAGGTGAGCAGGGCATACTCCAGAACGCTGCCGCTACTGGCGGGCTTAGAGGTGGGAACGTACAGGCTGCACTGGCTCAGTTCCGTCCTGCACTACTCAACCAGCTCATCGAGTCCCAGTACGGAAAGCTGGCCGGCTTGACCTCGCTGGGTTCAACCTCTGCTGAGAACCTGTTGCGTCTTGGTCAGGCATCAGCAGCAGGAGTTGGAGCAGCAGGGCAGCAATCTGCTGCAAACATTGGAAACTTGTATGCGAACCAAGGGGCTGCACAAGCCGCTGGATTGATTGGATCAGCAAACGCTCAAGCACAAGGTCTTGGAGGAGTTTCAGGAGCCATCGGAGGAGGGGTTCAGAACTACATGCTGTTGCAACAGCTCAACAAGCCAACCGTGACATCTGGAATTGGCACTGGTGGGTTCTATGGGGATTTTGGTGCTGCACAACAAGCCTATGGTCCTGGATATAACATCCAGTATCAAAATCCAGTTGGACCCGGAGCCCCCGGAGGCTTTTACGGAACACCTGCTTAATTTTTATGGCCGGACCTTACGACTACTCTATCAATATCCCCCAGCCGCCGGCTCAGAACTTCCTTCAGAGTCTGACTGGAATCATGCAACTTCGCCAGATGCAGGATCAGAGTGCGATTCAGCAGCAGCAGGCAGCCATCCAGCAGCAGAATGCGGCTTTTCAGCAGCAGATGCAGCCTTTGGAGATGGCTAGGGTAAAGGCTGCAACTGATGCAGCCAATGCCGCAGCATCTGGACAAGGGATTCAAAATAAACTTAACCAGCTTACCTTGGACCAAAGAAAGCTAGTATCATCAACACTTCAAAACTATCTTAACGATGATACAAAGACTATAAAAGACATCATTCCGGCATTGCCATATCTGGATACTACCGCTGTTGAGAACATCGGAAAGGCAGAGCAGATTCGTGTAAACAGAGAGGTCGATACAGCCTTAAAAGAAGGCAAGGAAATCACTGCAAACGATATTCGGGGCTGGTCAAACAGACAGACATTGCTTAAAGGCCCGGAGCAGCAACAGTTCCAGCAGAGCTTTCTTGCCATGACTCCTCAGTTTCAGTCCGCTGCAAAGACTGGAATGATTAGCGCAGTAAACGCTGCTTTTTCCGGGAACATGGGCGAAGCAAGAAAGGCAGCAGCAGAAGTGCAACAGGCTTTAATCAACAGCAAAGACTCAAGTCCTGCTGCAAAAGCTGTTTCTAATTCTTTTGGAAAGATCGTGGATCTGATTGACCAAGATCCAAATCTTCCAAAAGAAGTCCTAGCGTTAAATGTAGTGAACGCAGCAGGCTTAATTGGGGAACCAAAACTGGCCGAAGAAACACTAAAGGTTTATAAGGAGTTTGGCGACCTGATTAGACCTAGTGGAACTGGAGCTGGAAAAGGCAAGTCGCAAGCTGATGGAGTTTCTGACAAGCAGCAAGACACCATCAATAAACTCACATTTGATGCCACTCAAATTCGCAATACAACCGCTGGATTTGATGAGCAGCTTAATTTGATTTTGGATTTTGCAGAGCAGAATCCTAAAGAATTTAAGACTGGAGTATTAGCAAGTATTGAGAATTGGGCCTCAGGAAAAATGGGAATTGCGCAGCAGGGCAAAAATTTAAGGAGTGCATTTCAAAGATTCACAACTGAAGACTGGGTAAAAAGAGCAGAACCTCTTAAGGGTGGCCTAAACAAAGAAGAGGGAGAAAGGCTTGAAAGGGGTGTTCCTAACATCATGACAGCCACTCCTGCTGAACTTTTGAGTTTTGGAAGGCTTGTTTCAAAGATAAATCTTCTGGACGCTGACCAGAAAGATCTAAATGCAGCATGGCAGCAAAACGCCGAATCGCTGCAAGCCAAGGCTCCCGTTGAGTTTGAAGCTGCTGGGCTTACTGTGAAGCCTGGAGACACTTGGGCTAAAACTCAAACAAAACTTCTGGCCGGTTACAAAAAGAAAAACGAAGCACAGCTTCAGGAAGATCTTTTGAGGCTGAAAAGAATTGAGCAAGCAGAGAAGTCTGGGCAATCTCCTATTCCAAATATGTACAATCTGGGAGGCGCTCCGCAACCACAACAGCCTGCTGCCGCTCCTAATCAGTCCACTATTTCATCTGATAGGCAATCGCTTCTTAACAGGTATCGCTAATGCCTACTATTGACGAACTCTTCTCGGCCTTAGAAAAGGCAGATGCGGCAGGCAATACGGCTGACGCCAAGGCGCTGGCTGATTGGATTCGTGAAACTCAGGCCCAGCAATCTGCCGGTGCTCAAATGCCAGTCGAGCGTCCAGACATGCTGGTGACTCCGCTTGAGTTTGCTGGCCGGCCTCCTGAAGAAGTTGGCGCTACTCTCGACAACACTCCTCCTCCAAAGGAACTGGCTGCTGACATCCTAAGGGCTGTCTCTCCTCAGGCCGAAAGCATCACTCAGTCTGAGGTCGATGCGATCTACGGCACGATGTCTCGCAATCCCTCGATCAGGGACTACTTCAACCAGCAGGTAGCTGCCGGCAACATCAATCCTAGCACTCAGTTTGACGCTGAACGCACTCCTGTGCTGGCTGGCTTGTGGGAGCAGTACAAGTCTGAGATGAAGAGCCCTGCTGGGGCGTTCAAGCAGGGCTTTGTAGAGTCCATTGGGCCTACTGTTGGTGGACTAATTGGCGAGGTTGCTGGAACCATCCCGCCTCTTGGGATCTTGGCAGGAGCAGCTACTGGCGCAGCACTTGGATACAAGCAGGCTGGTCTTCCTGGGGCCATTGGTGGAGCTGGACTACTTGCTGCGACTGGAGGTACTCCCGGTGTTGGAACAGTCCAAACTGGACTTATTGGTGGATATTTAGGCGGGTTGGCTCAAGAGGCCATTTCTCCAATGACCACAAAGGAGCGTGCAAGGGCTTCTTTCGCGGAACAGGATCGTGCAAGCAGGTACGCCAAGTTGACTGGCGAGGTCGCTCCTAGCTTTGTTGCTGGCGCAATTCCCGGTGCAGTTGCTGGATATGCTAAGGGTGGTATCCCCGGAGCAATCATAGGCGCTACAGGCGCACAACCGGGCGCATTGCAGGCCGCTGGTGGCGCAGTTATTGGTGCTGCTGGTGAGGCTGTTCGTCAGGCTTTAGAAGGTCGCCTGAATATCTCTGGATTGGCAGAGCGAGCCATTCAAGGAGCAGTTGCCGCACAGGCTAGGGATCTCCCACAGCAACTCAGATCTCGTGCGCTCAGGACTGAGGCAGCAGCCATCAAGCAGCGGAATGAGATGATGGGCCTCCAGACAGAAAACATGGATGCTGCCATTGCTGCTTTGGAGAGAGCACCAGAGATCACCACTGCTGGCTTTCAGCCTATGGTTGGAGACATCACTGGCGACAAGGGGCTGATGAACCTTCAGCGAATCTTGACTGCCAGAGATCAACGGCTTCAAGCACGTGACCAGCAGAATATTCAGGCTATTTCTGCGGAACTTGGCTCAAGATTGGCACAGGAAGGAGCCAGCACTAAAGAAATCAACAGGCGAGTCGCTTCTAGCATACGCGAGTACATGGCCGGCAAGCGGGCTACTACACAGCAGGCGGTGGATGCTGCTACTGCTGAATCTAACGCGCTGCTAAACTCAGCAACAGAGGCTTCTGCCGCCCTGAAGACTCAAGGTGAACAAGAAGCTGCGGCAATTCTAGATCAGGCACTTGCTCGTTCTGAGACAATCATGCAGGGAGCAACCACTGGGCTTCTTGATGCAGAGCAGGCTGCAAACCGGGTGCAGGCAGAGCTTGATAACGCCTACAGGGTAGTCTCTTCGTATCGTGACTCCAGAAAAGAGGCTGGGAAAAGAGCTATTCGTAGCGAGATCACAAAAGAGGTGCTTGTTGAAAACCTTAATGAAGAGAAGGACATCTTTGATGGGCTTTACAGGGACGAAAGAATTGCAAAAACAGAAGCCCCAGTAGACAACATGCTTTCCGCTGCCAAGGCATTCAAAGCAAAGGAAAAGCAAATTGGAAGAGCAGGCTCTAGTGCGGTTGACGCGATTGTAAGCTCCTACAAAAAGAAAAAAACTGACTCACTTAACACCTTAAAAGAACGGCGCACGGAAATTGGTGGGGAAATTGGAGAGGCTGTTGCAAGTGGAAATAATGTAAGGGCTGGAGCTTTGGGAGCTGTGAAAGACGCCATTGAGCGCGACATGGAGAGAGCGGCAGAAGGAAATGACTTGCTGAAGAAAATCAACAAGTTCTTTTTTGAACACGCTCAAACCTTTCGTGACGGGCCAATGGGAAGGGTTCTTCGTGCTGATAACCCGGTTGCAAACAGTCAGACGATTGACCAATTTTTCAACAGCAAAGAAGACATACTACAACTTCGCTCTGCCCTTAAGGGCACTCCTCCAGAGCTTTTGAAATTTGCAAAAGATTTTGGTCTTCCTGCTCGTGCAGGGAAGGCTGAAAGCCCAACTGCCATCAAGGCAGTTACAGATGCAATGATTGAGAAGATGTCCTCTGCACTTGGTCCAAATCCAAAGCCTGAGGCTATCCAAGATTTTCTGTCAAAAGGAAAGCCTGGTGAAGCCACTGTTGCTGACTGGGCTGGGGCGTTTCCTGAAATTAACCCGCTGATTGATTCGCTGGTTCCTCCTATCGAAGTTGCGACAGAGCGTGTTGCCGGCGCAAAGCTGACGGTTGAACAGGCGCAGGCTGCCTTGAAAGAAGCAGAGAAGACTGCCAAAGACATTGTGAATGAAGGAAGGGCACTTGCCAAAAACATTCAGGCAGGCGCGGAGGGACAAGGGAAAGAAGCTGTGCAAGAAGCGAAAATTCGAGGTAAAGAAATCGAAGACAACGCTAGGGCTACGGCAAAAGAAACACTCAAGGACGCAACGGATAAGCTAAAAAACTCTGTTGCTACACGCTTCCTTAGGAGTCAGCCAGAAGAGGAAATTAAAAGCATCATGGAGAAGAATGATGCTCCTCAGTTGCTGAGTGAGTTGATGCTGATTGCGGAGAAGGACAAGTCTGGAGCAACAACTGAAGCGGTACAAAACGCATTTAAGCTGTATATCAAGCAAAACAGCACTCTTAGTAAGCAAACAAAACTTGGCTACACCGGCGAGCCTGCAACTGTTGAGGATCTGGCTGTATCTCTTGCTGATACGATTAAATTTACTACCATAGAAAAAAACAAGAAAGCGTTTGAAGCTGTATTCGGCAAAAACTCTCCTGAGCTTAATGCGCTTCGAGTTGCCCAGCAGAAAATTGCAATGATGCAGTCGCGTCTTCAAGCGACTCCAGGAGAGTCTGTCACTGCTTTCACAAAGGGAGTTGAGCGGAAAATTGATAAACAGCTTGAGGACACAGCTCTTGGAAGTCTGGAGCGCGCAATCAGCGGCATCGAACCAGGCAAAGGCAAGCTCGTGACTGGCGTCTATAAGATGCTCAAGAACATGTGGACTGGCGACACTGAGGGTAGAGTGATACAGTTGCTCAGTGATGCCATGCTCGACCCAGAGGTCGCCAAGCTCGTCCTCAAAAAGGTGACACCAGAAAACCTTCCCAAGGTGAACGAGTTGATCCGTTCGTACCTTGTCGCACCACCACAACCTTTTGTCAGCCCTCAACAGGAGTCCCAGTAATGCCCTCTTCAATCATCTCTCCCTTCCCTGTCTTCAACGACCTCGACGGTTCTCCTCTTGAGAACGGCTACATCTACATTGGGCAGTCTAACCTCAATCCGGAAACATCCCCCGTAAACGTCTTCTGGGACGCTGCAAGGACCATTCCTGCACCTCAGCCCATTCGTACTATAGGAGGCTTCCCAAGCCGCAACGGCAGCCCTAGTAACGTCTACGTCGAGAACGACACCTATAGCATCACTGTACGGAACAGCCGGCGTGTATTCGTGTACTCAGCCTTCGACCAGTCTGATGCTCCCAGCTCGGTGTTCGACATCTCCACACAGGTCATTACAGCCACTGCTGGGCAGACTACGTTCACGCTGACTGTCTTCACCTACCTGCCCGGCACAGACACCTTGCAGGTCTATAGGAACGGCCTGAGGCTGACCAGTGGGACAGACTACGCTGAGAGCAACACGAGCACTGTCACGATGACATCTCCTGCTGCTGCCGGGGACGAGTTCCTGTTTCAGGGCGGGGCAGTGATTACTGGCAACCAGACACCTGGCACTGCTGTGTCGTTCATTCAGGCCGGCACAGGGGCTGTCACGCGGAACATGCAGGACAAGGCTCGTGAGACGCTTTCTGTGGCCGACTTTGGAGACGTGGATGCCATTGGAGACATTGTCTTGAGTGTTCCATCCCAGTACGCAACCATTCAATCGGCACTAGATTTTCTAAGAACCAAGAAACTTCAACCGGGGACGACTGCGAAGATTCAAGTGGCAGATGGTCTTTATGTTGTGACATCTGCGATCAATGCAAATCACCCAAATGGTTCGCAGATACAAATTATTGGGAATGAAGGAACCCCAGCAAACTGTATTTTACAAATTGTTGGCAATCCTTCGTTTGATGTCTTTTCTGTTACCAACGGAAATGTTCTTGGTAAGCTAAACGGCTTTCGCATTAATTGCACAGTAAAGGCTGGGCTTGCCAACAACTTTACTGGAGTTCTTGCCAACAATGGGGCTACAATAATTTGCGGGAACAAGATGGAGGTGAATAACTTCTATTATGGGATAGCAGCAAGGAATGGCTCATTTGTTGAGTGTCCCGGTGCAGTTGTCACGAACGCTGGGGATGTTGGTATTTGGGCGTTTTGTGGATCGACTGTGTTCTGTGATGGAGCAACATCTAATGATGCAAGTGACGTTACGAATGGCTTTGGTTTCGGATTTCAAGCTGAGTTTGGCTCTACTCTTGTAGGCGCAAACCTGTCTGCTTCTGGGTGCTACAAGGCTGGGATTGCAGCGTTGTCAAATTCAACATGCCGGACACACAGCTCTACATGCAACGCAAACACCGGAAGCGGGTTCCTTTCTTGGGCTGGAGGACAGATTGAATGCAATGGATCAAGCACCACAAACAACACAAGGTATGGAATTGAAATTACTGAGTACGCAAATATTATAGGAGTAGTCACAAACACAGGAAACACACTTGGTGCTGCAAATAACTTTGCATTCTTGTCTGCAACTGGAGGACAGGCAAGAGTCTCAAGTTCTGTTGGACCGTTGCGCGTAGACACAAATGACGCAAGCCCTGTTTTTTTTAACACGGCAAATGGACTTCAGTTTTCAGTTAGAGCTGGTCCATCCAGTACAGTGAATCGCGTTGAGGTTTCTGGTGCTGCAACAGGAAACGCTGTTGCAATTTATTCAGAAGGTTCTGATTCGGTTGTTGATTTGGCATTGCTTCCAAAGGGTGTGGGATCTTATGTCCAGCTTGGCGCAGGATTCAATGCATCTGGAGGATCAATAGCTGGCTGGATTGGAATTAAAGACAACCTTGGAGTCGTCAGAAAACTTGCTGTCATTTCCTAGCATGAAACAGACATTTGGCATTGTTGATAACGGCAAAGTACGGGACATGACTCCAGAGGAGATTGAGTACTACTGCTCGCTTAACGAGCCAGAAGAGGAAACAAATTACAACAACGCATCTCCTAACAACCTATGAGCAGCAAATCTTTTCAAAACGCATCGAAGCTAAACGGTATCGTCTCAGTGCTCCAGTTTGGGGCGGTGGGAGATGGGGTCACTGATGACACGGCGGCTATTCAGGCGGCTATTGCTACTGGAGTAGGATTAAACTGGCCCAATGGAACATATCGTACAACTCAGTCTATTATTTGTTCTAGCGAGCAAACTTGGTTTGCAGATGGAAAGGCAACCATTTTATATGATGCCGCATCAGGGTCTGCTGTTGCGCCAGTCTTTGATTTTAGATCCAAGATATTCATGCTTGGAAACTTTGTTGTAAACCAACAAGCAAACACAAAATCCTTTGCAAATCCTGTGATTTATGGAGGAGAGGCTGGGGCTGGTTCTGCAATACTTGTTCAGGCAGATTACTCGAACATTGATGGAATTACAGTTATCAATGCGTGGGGAAATGGCATTTTTGTTGCCAAATACACAACTCCGTCTACATCCACATTTATTGCTGGAAGTCCAAAATATGTTTCCATTAGCAATGTAAAAACAATTCTTTGCGGTGTTGGCGACAAGCAGGGTGGTGGAATTGACATCGGATCTGCTTCTTTGTGTGTCGTATCAAACTGCATCGACAATGCTAGTTATAACGGATTTATTTTAGACACTGGCGGAGGCGGGCAGTGTATGTTTGTTAATTGTCAGGCAATGCAAACCAAAAAGGATGCATTGGTTGCAGGGTCTGGTTATGGATTTTACGTTGGCGGAACAGACTCAACTTTTACAAACTGCTGTTCTTATTTGTCTGAATTTAGAGGCTTTTGGCACGACACCGGCCTTAATATAGACTATGTAAACTGTTTAATTTATGCGCCAGCTTACGATGGTCTTTACATTAAGACTGGTGTTTGTAATTTCAAAAATCTAAGAGTCAAGGGAGCGTCGAATGCTGGGTTAAATCTTGCTGATGCTATTTTGATTGATAGTAGTGCGGCTGCCATTAACTCCGTTTCTATTGATTGTCAGATCAATGGATCAAACCATAGGTATGCTGTAAATACTACTGGAGCCAATCAAATAGACGCATATGTATATGGCAATGCATCTGCGGCAACAGCAATTATTCCAACACTTGCAGTAAATCATACAGTTGGGACAAACTTTCAAAGTCTTGTAAAAGCTGGTCTTTGGGGGTTCAATAAAAACTCTCCAGCATATACGCACGACATTTTTGGAAGAACTAGACTTACAGCAGGAGTTGCCAATCAATCTTATCTAGTATCTGTATTTGGTGATGTTTCAGGTAACGGAACAACATTCATTGAAGATTTTGCAAACAACGCAAAACGAGCTGCCTGGGGATATGACCCGGTAAATGATTGTTTTGTAATACAGTCCATTGAGGCTGGAGTTATTACAAAACCATTGTTTTTGAATCCAAGCGGTGGAGAGGTAATGGTGGGAAATGGCACTTGGAACAATGCAACCAGAATGGGTGGATACAGGTTGTGGGTAGATGGTTCTGGGCGATTGAGAATCAAAAATGGAGCACCTGCCAGCGATACAGATGGCACAGTTGTTGGAACTCAGTCCTAACATGAACCACCTCGCCCACCCAGTCATCGCTCTTGTCCTGCAAGCCATCATCGGTCTTGCCAGCGGTGACTGGTGGATTGGTGCTGCTGCCGGTAGCTTCTATTTCGTGGGAAGGGAATACGCTCAGGCTGAGTATCGCAACATAGAGCAGAACTACCATGGCAGACGCAGCCTGATGCCGTACTTTGGTGGCCTAGAGTCCCGGGCTTGGACGCTGAAGGGCCTGTTGGACTTCATTCTTCCTTCCATCACAGTCACCGCAGTGGCACTGTTACGCTCATGGATTTTCTAAAGAAGATCATTCCTACGATTGCTCACCTTTTGGGAGGCCCGCTTGGGGGTGTCGCAGTAGATGCGGCTGCAAAGGTTTTGGGCTTGTCTGATGCTACTGCTGACAAGGTCCAAAAGGCCCTGACATCAGGCAACCTCACAGCAGAGCAGATTGCCGCCTTACAGGCCGCTGATCTCCAGTTGAAGACGAGGATGGCTGAACTGGGTATTGACGCCGAGAAACTGGCAGCAGAAGACCGGGCAAGTGCCAGGGCGATGCAGATTAAAACGGGCTCGCATGTTCCGGCAGTTTTAGGGCTCACCATTACCGTTGGGTTCTTTGGTATCCTTGTCGCGTTAATGACCGGAGTGCTAAAGTTGTGGGATAACGCTGGACTCCAGATGTTGCTAGGATCGCTGGGGACGAGCTGGGGGATGGTGGTGTCGTACTATTTTGGGGCCAGTCACAAGCCGCCGACTGACTCAAAATGATTGAGGAACTTAAACAAGCAGGCGTTGACCTGGGACTTGCCATGGCGGGCTTTGCTGGCTCTGTGCTGATGTCGTCTAAAGAGGCCGGCAGGAATCTGCCGAGGACTCTGGCAAGCCTGCTTGGTGGAGCTGCCTCTGCAAACTATGTGACGCCTCTGATCCTCAAGTTGGCTCGCCTCGATGGTGAACCTCAGTACGCCTATGCTGCTGCCTTCCTGTTAGGCTTCTGTGGCCTCAGGGCAGTTGAAACGATCAGCAACAAACTCATCACAGATGACAGCAGCAACACTCATAAACGTCACCGCTAACGCCATTCTGGCGGCTTCTGCGCTTCATCTGGTCTTCAGGGTCTTTGGACATCCTGACAGCGCAATCTGGAAAAAGCCTTGGGCAGCGGTCCTATGCAAGGCTGCTACAACAGTCACTGTTTGCGGAGCACTCTGGAATGTGCTAACGCTATCAACACCTGCTCCTTCAGAGACGTGCCTTAACATCGGTGTGTCACTAAATTTCATCTGGATCTCATACTACCTTAAAAATGACAGTCCTACCCGTCCCAATAATTCCCGGTCTGCAAGCAAAGTACCTCGGCGCAACACCTCCCGCAGGGCTGCAAATCCTCGCAAACGTAAAGCGAGTTCTTCCACCCGCCGCGACTGAAGGAAATGGGCTTCCGCCTTCGAAGATTTCGCCCTACAGTGGCATTTATGACGCCGACGGACGACTCCCAAGAGTGCCAGGCCCAGGCACCACTTTCCTCGCTTATGTCTAGCTCAAGACACATCTTCGATCTGGCATTTGTGAACCTCGCCAACGTGAGCGCTATTGCCATTTCGTTGAGTGAGGCGGAGCAGTGGATTCGGATTGCAAGCTGCTTACTTGCAGCCATCTTTACGTCTCTAAAGATCATCGAGACGATTAAAAGCCTTAAGAAATGAACCTCTCCGAAAAGGGCATCAAGGCCATTATCAACTGGGAGACTGGAGGACAGTCTTACTACGACAAACACCCAGAGTGGCCCGGGGAGCAGAGCGGCATCACAATCGGTGTTGGCTGGGATCTAGGCCATACACCTGCGACTGAGACTACAAGGGCTTGGAAACCCCATCTGGACGCAGCCACACTGGCACTGCTGGTCAGCGTCTCAGGCCACAAGGGAGAAGACGCCAAGATCAGGCTTCCTCACGTCAGGCATTTGGTTGTGCCGTGGGAGGCTGCACTGGCTGTTTTCAAAGAGGTTACGATTCCTTCTTGGTATCTCAAGACTCTGCGGATCTACCCGCACCTTCAGGACTTGCCGGGAGACTGTGCAGCAGCGCTCGTTTCCTTGGTCTTCAACCGTGGCTCCAGCCTGAGTGGAGAACGGAGGAAAGAGATGGCTGAGATTCAACTCCTGCTTGGAGGCAAGAAGTACTCTGAGATTCCCAAGCAGCTTCGCGCCATGACTCGCT